GGGCTCAGCAATGGCATTTCCAAGATCCTTTACTCCATCCACAAAACGATCCCACAAACCTCTCTCAGGTTTTGTTTCAATATGCTTAGTATTTGTATCACTAGCAACTTGTTGAATAATAGCGCCAAGCTTAGGATTCTGAACAGATTGCTTGGCCAAAGTGGGAAATATGGAATTATCCTCATATTCAGCATGGATCACAAAATCAGCATGCATAGGATAACCACCAGTTAAGCCATTTCCATAAACAAAAATGACACCACCTTCATTAACTACAGAAGATGCCACAAAGATGTTTTGAGAAGCACCAATAATATCAGCGGGATTTGCAGAGAGAAAATTATTTTGAATAGGATCTTGGGGAACAAAAGTATGGGTATAACAACCATCCTTATTAAGAGACATTCTAGGACTTGTTATGCTAGAAGTGATAGTTGTAGCTGGAAACTTATCATTGGGTCTAGCTCCCTGAGTAGTAAATCCATAAATAGACCCAGCAGTAACAGTTGCATTTCCAGTAGGAGAAACACAAATTCCAGCTGCAACAACTCTACCACGAATAGGGCTAGAGTTTAGGCCAGTCCAGGTCAATTGAGCACCTGTATAACCTAAATTGGTTCCAAGACCTCCAACAGAACCAGGACCCATACCAGTATTGATAGTTCCAGCAATAGGCACAGAACCATCAGTATATAAACAGAAGTAGGCATCATTAGCAAGACTATAGGATTAATAGTACACCAAAACTCTCCATTTGCATCTGCTTTAAAATCAGCACGAAACACTGAAGTCCAGCGAGTAGTCTTAGCTGGATTAGCAGCAATATTACACCAAGGACCACTAGGAATAACAAAAGGATTAACTAAAAGGCGAGCATAATTTTGAACACATACTCTTTCATCATTACCTATAGTATCCATAATCCAATTGTTACTAGAAGATGTAGTATTCCTAGTGTAAGAAGAACTAGGAGCCACTTGTTTAGTGGGTTTTGGTTGAACCTTCATTGAAAGGTTCATAGCAGCTAACTTTTGGGAGATAACTCTTTCTATAGCAGCATCTGTTGTAGAGTTTCTATGTCGTTGGTTTCTGTTCCCAGCATTATACCTGGGAGCATCTCTTCTTTGAGGGCCAACGAATCTTTGAGGGGCATATCTTTGAGCACCCCTACGTTGAGGACCAATTAAACCTCTGTTTGTATCTTTTTGCATCTCAGATTGTATAGCACCAACAATCTTTTTAACCCAGGCAGGTTCATTACTATTCCCACCTCTTCTATTATTATTATTATTATTATTATTATATCTACGTGTAGACATTTCACAAGCACAATTTTTATTAAATATTTCTATATTTTTAATTCTAGGGCTTTCTAACCTTTGCGACGCTTCCCTAGAACCTTGGAGATATATATTAGGACAATCTCCATATAAAGAAAAACCTTTCTCAAAAACATTAATACAATTTTTCCTATATTGCATGTAATCAACATCATCATACAACAATGGGTCAAATTTATTAACAATTTTTGAGAAATGCATTTTACAAGTTTCATACAACTTTTTATTAAACATATTACCTAAACAAATACCGGCAATACGTTGTAAAGTGTGTTTGGCATCTTGAGGACGAGAAGTGTAATAAGACGACACTAAACCTCGTTCATTACTGATGACAGGATAATACTTACCCTCATATAAATAAGAGTTACACGAAATAAAGTCATAACTCTCCAAAGGATCTTTATCACCC